GAAGAATGAAAATGAAGAAATCAATGTAATTTGGCAACCGCAAAAGGGAAGCCAACGACTTTATCTTGCGTGTCCCATTTATGAGGTACTATATGATGGGACTCGTGGAAGTCAAAAGACAGATTCTATCCTAATGGATTTCGCCCAAGATGTAGGCAAAGGATACGGCAGGGCCTGGCGCGGGCTCTTATTTAGGAGAACTTATAAGCAATTAGACGATATTATCCAAAGAACGAAGAAATGGTTCTATCAGATTTTTCCCGGTGCTAAATACAATGAATCCAAATATGTGTGGACATTCCCAGGAAAAGAGCAGCTTCTTTTGCGACACATGGACAATCCTGACGATTATTGGAATTATCACGGGCATGAATACAGCATATATCATAAGGGTTATATTAAATATGCAAATGGAAAGCAAATTCAAGCAAGGGATGTAAAAGTTGGTGATTTAATCCAAACGTTGCAAGGTCCCAAGAAAGTAACGAAAACGTTTCATTATGAAAAACCCGCTATTAAACTTTCTGTATACGATTCTTATTCGAATTTAATAGGCGAGCAACTTCAGGGGGTACTGCACCCTGTGCTGACCACCTACGGATGGCAACGGATAGGCTTGTCCTGTTTGTCTCAAACTTTGAAGCAATCTTTACCTGTGAAACCCCTATTAAAAGAAGTTTATAAATTTCTTTCTGGTGTTCATCGAGAAATCTATTATTCTTTTTTTCGTATTTTAGATAATCCTCTGGACGATTCCATCTCGCAATTGCATCGGATACAGTTTTCATCGTTACATCAAATTCTTTCCCAATTGCACGAAGCGGTTGGCCTCTATCACGAAGCGCCAAAACTTTCTTCTTATATTGATCTAAATAACCAGAAGGCTTCCTTCTTGGGAGAAGATTTGGAAAACGCCGCCTCAACGTATGGACATGAATACCAAGACATTCGGCAACTTGCTTTGGTTTGTCAGTCTTTAGCATTTCTTGTACTTCATGTTCATTCAATTCATGTTCGTCTGATCCAATCCATAGCATGTTATTATTCCGACAAATATTCTTTATTGTCGAGACAGATACCCCAATCCTTTCAGCAATATCAACACGGGAAACTTCATAATTTTTCGCAGCCCCCCTTACCGTTTCGATTAACGCTGGATCAAATTGCTTGGAATGATACATTCGCATATGTTCAGATTTTGAAGCAAGGAATGTTAAATTTTCAGAACAATTGTCAGAACGAATATGGTTTAAATGGTGGCATTCCTCTTCAGGTTTTAGGAACCTCCCAACCTTTTTTTCCAATAAAAAACGATGTTCAAACATCCAACCGCCCAACCAACAATAAGGATGCTCAGGACAATTCATCTGGACATACCCCTTACGAAGACATTCAGAACGTTTATACTCATCCTTACACCCATGAATCTTTTGAAACAAATATTCCATTGAAGTCCTATCATTTTTCTGTTCAGTCATCAGAAACTCCTTTTGTTAAAATGGTTGATTTTGAAATTGAAGACGTAAACCATTATATAACACAACTGGAGTCTGTAACGCAAGACAAAAATGATAATTCAAGTATTTTTCTTGTCAATAGTAATTCGTTTATTGGATGGGAAGAACTCACAGGATGGCCAGACGATAAATGCTACGAAGCAATGAAATCATGTTGCCGATCGAGTAATCCCGATGTACCAAGGAAATATCGATCTACGACGAATTCGTGGGGAATAGGAATGAACTGGGTTAAGAGGTATTTCGTTGACCCGGCCCCGCCTGGTACCATCATTTCGAACAATATAGGCGAACAACGCGTTAGAATCCACGGATCAATCCTCGAAAACAAAGTCCTCTTAAAAGCAGATCCTGAATATATCAAAAAACTCGATTCAATTAAGGATCCCAATAAACGGAAAGCGTGGCGGGATGGAAGCTGGGATATTACGGCCGGCGGCGCCTTTGATGATATCTGGGATGAAGTACGGCATGTTGTCGAGCCTTTCGAGATACCCCATTCATGGTATGTGGACAGATCTTTTGACTGGGGGTCCGCAAGACCGTTCTCAGTAGGATGGTGGGCAGAAAGTGATGGGACTGAGATAACTCTTGCAGATGGGAAAATAAAATCATTTCCGAGAGGAACTATCTTTAGAATATATGAATTTTATGGATGGAATGGAACAGAAAATGAAGGATGCAGAATGGTCGCATCTGAAATCGCGCAGGAGATTAAAAGGATTGAAGTTTCTATTGAATTTGAAAAGATTATCGGTAATAGAGGTGTCGTGAGAGGTCCCGCAGATTCATCTATCTATGATGAAGAAAACAATATGTGTATTGCCGCCGATATGCGAAGAGAAGGAGTTAACTGGACGCGGGCAAACAAGAAACCCGGTAGCAGGAAACAAGGACTTGAAAAACTAAGACGATTCCTTAAGAATTCACAAGAAATTCCAATGGAAAAACCTGGCTTGTTAATATTCTCCAACTGTAGGCATTTCATTCGAACAGTCCCGGTTTTACCAAGAGATAAACGGAATATTGAAGATGTGGCAACCGAGGCAGAGGATCACGCCTATGATGAAACACGTTATCGTTTAATGTCGAAACGCTACAAAACACGCGAACAAAAGAAATACAGATAACCTAAATCCTTGGAGGTTTATCATGAAAAAAGAAGATCTATTGAAAACAAGCGAAGGTTACGATGAAGGTAAAGACGACTGGGAATTTTACCAAGCTGCGTATCGAGGAACAAAAGCCTTAATTGCATGGGGAGTGTTAAGACAATTTGAAGATGATTCAGAGAATTTCAAAGCAAGGAAGGCGGCGGCTTTTGGTTTTAACTATACCAAAAGGATTACAAACGTATTAAACGATTTCTTAAGAGAAATACCGTTTATCGAAGAATTTGGTAGATTAAAAAAAGACAATCTATGGGACTTATTTATGGATGATTGTGACCTTTATGGCACAAATTGGAGTAACTTCTGGGGAAGAAAACGTAAATGGGCAAGTGTTTATGGTCATTGCGGTATATTAGTTGATAAAGCCGCGGGAAACCACGAAACTGTAAAAGACGAACTCGATAACAGTGTTTACCCCTACCTTGCTTATTACTCACCATTAAATATCCTTGACTGGGAATATGAACGAGATCCGGTAAACAATAGACCAATATTGTCATACCTCAAATTATTTGAGAATTATAATACAATAAGGATTTGGACCAGAGAGAAGTGGGAGGTATGGAAAATTCCTGACAGTATTGAAGATGTGCCGGAATTGATCGGTACTGGGGCAAATCCTTTCATTAAAGAAGGTGTTGCGAGATCTGGGGAAATTCCATTTGTTTGGTTTGGGAACGGACAAGATGCCGGGGATGTTGGGAAGAGCATTTCTGATGTCGCAGACATTGCAATGATCGATGCATCGATGGTAAGAGATGCCAGCAATGCAGACGAGGTGATTACAAATGCAGCTTTCCCAATGTTGGCCCTGCCAAAAGAGGAACTTACTGAGGGCGGAGAAAATACACCTGTAGAGGTTGGGGCAACACGGATCCTTGAATTCCCTCCAGGGACCCCAGGAGATAAACCGTTTTGGATGGAATCAAAAGTTAGAGATTCTATTGATGCAATTATAAAAATATGGGATAGAAAAAGCGATGAAATGTATGGAATCGCTAATCTGAGCGTAATCAGGGAAATGTCGAAATCGAAGGGTTCGCGCAGCGGAGAATCATTAAAGGAATCGTTTCGGTTTTTGAATACAGCATTAGCCGAAAAAGTTGACAGTGAAACTGAAGCGAGATTGCTATGTGTGAAATATTGGATGATGTGGCAAAATATCGGAGAGGAATTTGATGAAGTCAGTATCTCACATGAGAAGAAATTTAATGCAGAAAAATTGATGCTCAGCATTGACGATGCGATTAAAGCAAAAGATGTTGTTGCATCTGAAATTTTTAGAGTTGAAGTTGAGAAGCTGGTAGCAAAAAGAGTCTTAAGCGGATTAACGAATGAGCAGATGGCAAAAATGGAAAAAGAAATTGAAGGTGATGCAACAAAGAAAAAGGAAGAAGGGGAGATTAAGGACGACATACTAAAAGAAGAAGAAGATTAACTGGCATCACCCATCGAATAATTGAATAAATCTTTGCATTCAAGACTTACTATTGTTGGTAAATATTTCCTACCATTCTCTTTTGGATGACCATGAATGATCACGTCCGCTTTTAACCCTGGAAGGATTTCAATCTGGTTAGAAGAAGTTGTTCTGTTTTGAAGACAAAGATAGATGTAGCGCCTTCCAGTGGAGCATCTTTCAAGCATTTGGTTTAAGGATGCCATTATGAGTGGTCTCCA